AATCAATTCAACTTAAAAAAGTACCTGGATTATATGATAGTAAAATAGGCGGTGATGACGGTGCGCAAACAAAAAGCCCAACATTAACAAAGCCAAAAGTTACACAAACAGGTGCTAAGCCAGTTAACTTCAGCGGCGAAAGCTCAACAGGTGGAACAAAGGGCGGATTAGCAAGTCCAGATACAAAGGACGTAGAACACGCTAGCCAGTGGAAAAATCGCCCAGCTCAAACTGGCATGAACTTAGAAAAGGCTCCTAGTCCAAAACACGGTGATAATGGATCTAACACAAAGAGTCCATTAGGTGAGTCTAAAAAGACTACTAAGAAAATCATTAAGAAATAAGGAACTCTAAAGCAAATGGCTTTGTATCTTAGAGAGAACCTAACTTTTGACCGCGCTAATATGGTGGTTGAAAGTACTACGGACGGTGAAAATAAGAAGTCCCTTTACATGAAAGGGATCTTCATTCAAGGTGGGGTAAAGAACGCTAATGAGCGTGTTTACCCTGTCGATCAAATTGAATCTGCAGTAGAACAACTCAATGAACAAATCATGAATGGTAACAGCGTTTTAGGCGAAGTTGATCATCCTGATGATTTAAAAATTAACCTTGACCGTGTATCACATATGATTACTAATATGTGGATGGACGGTCCAAATGGTTTTGGAAAGTTAAAGATTTTACCTACTCCAATGGGAGAACTTGTTTCGACTATGTTACAGAGTGGTGTAAAGTTAGGAGTAAGTAGCAGGGGAAGCGGAAACGTAGATGATGCTACAGGTAAGGTAAGTGACTTTGAAATAGTCACTGTGGATATTGTCGCACAGCCTAGTGCACCAAATGCATATCCAAAAGCAATCTATGAAGGCATGATGAATATGCGTCATGGTCATAAATTGTTAGAGATTGCAAAAGATGCACAAAACGACAAAAAAGTACAGAGATACCTGAAGGACGAAGTGGTTCGTCTTATCAAGGATCTCAAGCTATAAGGGGAATTAAGCATGTTTGATGCTATTAAACCATTACTTGAGAGCGGTATCATTAATGAAGAAACCAGCTTAGCCATAAACGAAGCATGGGAATCTAAATTAAATGAGGCTCGGGAACAAGTACGTGCAGAATTACACGAAGAATTTGCACAAAGATATGAGCATGATAAAAATGTAATGGTGGAAGCCCTAGATAAAATGGTAACCGCTAATCTGGAAGAAGAGATACGTGAGTTCTATTCAGAAAGACAGGCAATGAACGAAGACCGCGTAAAAGCGCAAATGAAATTGCGTGAAAACGCTGCAAAGTTCAATGATTTTATGGTAACTAAGTTAGCAGAAGAAATCAAAGAACTACGCAATGATCGTAAAGTACAGTTAGAAAGTCAAGAAAAGCTAGAACAGTTTATCGTTCATGCTTTAGCACGTGAAATCAAAGAATTTGCACAAGACAAACAAGCTGTAGTTGAAGCAAAGGTTAAGTTAGTTGCTGAAGGACGCAAACAATTAGAAAAATTAAAGGACAAGTTTGTTACTGAAAGTTCTAAGCGTTTAAATTCTGCTGTTACTGCACATCTTAAGGGTGAATTAGGTCAGTTGAAAGAAGATATCAAAATTGCACGTGAAAACAATTTTGGTCGCAAGATTTTTGAAGCATATGCTAGCGAATACAGTTCCACTCATCTCAATGAGAAGGCGGACACACGTAGTCTATTATCAATGCTAGAAGAAAAAGATCGTCAATTGGCTGAATCTGCCGAAAGAATCAATAAGGCAAAAGTCTTAATTGAAAGTAAAGAACAAGAAGTACGTATAATTAAAGAAAGCAATCAACGTAATAAGGTTATGGGTGAATTACTCTCAACCTTAAACGAAGAAAAAGCCGACTTAATGCGTACCTTGTTAGAAAGCGTACAGACACCTCGTCTGCAAACTGCTTTTGACAAGTATCTCCCTGCAGTTTTAAATAATGGTGCAGAAAAAATTGGTAGTAAAAAACCAGTTCTAACTGAATCAGTTAAAGAAGTGACAGGGGATAAAGCTGCAATCAAACCAAAAGTTGAGGACGAATCACATCGTGATAACGTAATTGACATTAAGCGTTTGGCAGGGCTTTAAAAATATAGACATACAAAATTAGGAGAAATATAATTATGTCACAAGTACTTTTAGAAAATCGTTGGGACGAAACCAAAGAAGCTCTGATGGAAGGCTTAAAAGGAACTCGTCGTTCAACTATGGGTGTTTTATTAGAAAATACCCGTAAACAGTTACTCGCTGAAAGTTCAGCTGGTACAACAACAGCAGGTAATATCGCTACACTAAACCGTGTAATTCTACCGGTTATCCGTCGTGTTATGCCTACTGTTATCGCTAATGAATTAGTTGGTGTTCAGCCAATGACAGGTCCAGTAGGCCAAATTCATACACTACGTGTACGTTACGCACAGTCATTAACTGACAATAGTGCTGCAGGCACAAGTGTAGTAGCAGGTGAAGAAGCGTTAAGCCCATTCAAGATCGCTCAGGCGTACTCACGTACACCAGGTGGTGCTGCTAACCCAACAGTAACTAGCTATACAGCTAACGATACTGCTGCGATGGAAGGTAACGGCGGTCGTCAGATCAGCGTTCAAATCTTACGCCAGGCGGTTGAAGCTAAGTCACGTAAGCTACAAGCTCGTTGGACATTTGAAGCTGCACAAGATGCACAAAGTCAGCATGGTATTGATGTTGAAGCAGAAATTATGGCTGCTCTAGCACAAGAAATCACTGCTGAAATTGATCAAGAAATCTTGTTAAGCCTACGTACTCTTGCATCAACAGAGTTTACATACAACCAAGCTACAGTATCAGGTACTGCTACTTACGTTGGTGACGAACATGCTGCATTAGCTGTTCTAATCAACCGTGTTGCTAACCTAATTGCACAACGTACTCGTCGTGGTGCAGGTAACTGGGCAGTTGTTAGCTCAGCAGCATTGACTGTTCTACAGTCAGCGACAACTTCAGCATTTGCACGTACAACTGAAGGCACATTTGAAGCACCTACAAATACAAAGTTTGTTGGTACATTAAATGGTGCAATGCGTGTGTTTGTTGACAGCTATGCAGATGACGCTAAGCCAGTATTAGTTGGTTATAAGGGTTCATCAGAGACAGATGCAGCGGCATTCTATTGCCCATACATCCCTCTAATGAGTTCTGGTGTTGTTCTAGATCCATCAACATTTGAGCCAGTAGTTAGCTTCATGACTCGTTATGGTTATATCGAGTTAACTAACACTGCAAGCAGCTTCGGTAACGCGGCTGACTATGTTGGTGAAATC